TTTTCTTTATACCACCCTCGTTTAATATCAAGAAATTTCTAACTTTTTGCGCGCCAGCTTGATAGAGTTGCGTATCAACCCTAGACAAAAATGACGGACTTAACTCGCCAAACTGAAAGCTATTAAAGGAAATCTTGACTTTAGCCATTATGAGTGCCTTTCAGTCAAGAACCTCGAAGTTGTAAGTTTACGCGTTGTATGTTGCTGGCTATCAATACTCTTAGCTTTACGCATAAGGTCGTCTGCTTTTGCCTCAAACAAACCAGCAAGTGCAGCATCACGCGCAATAGATGTAGCAAAGATTCCCGCAAGATGATGCTCAAGCGCAATAATAAAATATGAAGCCCACTCTGCTTCATCGGCGCGATAAATGTAATCGCATACCAAAGTGTCAGCAGAAGAACTATTGCTGTAAACCATGTCGCCATACACTGTGTATTTAATAGGTTGGTCGCTAATGGTAATAGCATTAATCATTAAAAGATTGGTTGGCAGCTGATGTGCAATATCAAAGCGGCCAGTAGGAGCAGAGGAATGTGCAGCTAGTTGCGCTTGCTCGGTAGCAAACCGCCAGCGTGTCCGGCACAACTGAGATCGCGCGACATCCTCATACAAGTTTGAGGCCACTAGAGCCTCAGTCGTATCTTCGGTAAATGAAGTGATTGGATCTGCGCCAATCAAAATCAATGCCCGTGAGCAAATATCAATAGCAGTAGTTGCAGCAGTAGAAGACATGCTTACCTCTTAAGAAAGGGGGGAGCAGCAGTTTCCCACTACTCCCCTACCAGACTTAGTTGTTGTCCAGAACCTCATAGATGCCGTTGTCATCAATGCCAACAGAACCCATGCTCATGTGAGCAGTGACCAAGTGAGCCACTTTCTGCGGCACATAGTTCACTTCAGTTTGAACGTCAGAACCAACACCCAGGCCAATAGCAGAGCTATGGTAGGCAAAGTTCTTACCGCCAGCAACAGCAGACGTTGAGAAGATCTTGAAGCCCAAGAACTCTTTCATTGTCATGCCGCCAGCGAAAGGCAGATTTTGGTCGCCAACGAAATCGCTAGATGCAAACTCAGTGATGCTGAACAGGTCAGCATAACCAGCAGGAGACATCGCGATGTAGCGGTTGCCATCTTCCGGAACGTCAGCAGAACCCATTGTTTCGAACAGAGTCAGAAGGTCGGCTTTTACAAGCGCGCCGCCAGTGTCTGCGATTTGGGTGCTGTTTGCGCCAGCGTCAAGAGCAGCAACAATCAACTCATCAGTCTTACGACCAAGAGCATAAGCAGCCGACTGAGCAACAGCTTGACGTTCGTCAATGTTGGTTTTCAGTTCGTCCAGCTTATCAATATACTCAGGTGCATAGTGATCAGTCAGTGTTGCAGTGACGTTGGTGTGTGCGACTTCCATGCCAGTAACGTCGCCGTTACGAGTCTTGGTATTAGCAGCACCTTTGCCGATTTTTTGAAATTTAACAGTAGAACCCGTTACGCCATTAACCTGACGGACAGTGTTACGGAGTTTAGACCCCATACGCTGATACGCCAAATGAACATCAGATTCAAACTGCGTGATGAAGGCTTGATCAATAGTATTAGCCATTTTCATTCTCCAGTTGTGAAGTTTCAGTTACAATGTCAGGAATGGTTGTCCGTGCGATGCCTCATCTAGTTATCCGTTTCCGGGCTATCCGCAGCGTATCGGGCCTCTAACAAGAGAATAATGCCTTAACTGATATATTTTAGCAACACAAAAAGAACACCGCCCCCCAATGGAAAAGAGGGCGGTGTTCAGGAGGGGTCTCGTTTATTACTTATTTGTAAAGCTTGGCAAAGCCTTCGTCAACTTGTTTGACAAAAGCTGGATCGCGCCGAGTATTATCCCAGTAGCGCGGGTCTTTCATCATAGACTCCAACTCACCCTTGTCCAATACTGTCGGAGCGGTAACTTCGCCGCTAACAGATGTATCAGACAACGCACCCATAAAATGCTCAAGGAGTTCGATACCCTTGGCAGTTTCGCCAAGACGCATAATCTCATCACCAAGTTCGGTGGGAACATTTTTCTGCGACCACAATGCAACGGCTTCGATGCGAGCCTCGGCGTTGTCACCTAACTTGGCTGACTCAGCCTCAAGGTCTGGTTGGTCGGGCATCATGCGAGCCAAACCCTCTTCAAACTCATCTTGCGAGAAACCATTTTCCCAAGCAAAGTTTGCCCACCAATCTACATTGGGATCATCTGCTAGTTCATCTGCACCCTCTGGGAGAGTGTAATCACCAGAAGATTCCGGGCGATTAGCAAAAGCTTCTTGCTCAATCTCACCCATAATAGACTCGCGCAACTCATCTTGACCCTTACCTAGTTTGCTTTCTAAGGAGGTGTAAGAAGTTACCAAGTCTTCTGGCGACTTAAATTTTTCGGGAAGCCACTCAGGGCGGCTATCTGCTACCTCAGTCGTTACGGCTTCAGGTGCTTCAGCTTGTGCTTCCACATTATCTGTTGCTTCACTCATTTGCTTTCTACCTTTTCTGCGTGTTTAATGCGCCGCTCAATCAGCGCAACTATAAAGCGTTGCCCCTCCAAATGACGGAGTTCGGCATCGCTAATGCCTCCGCCAGCTACCGCATCTAATGTAATAGAGCGAAGATAGCGAAGAACTTCTTTACCCGCTGGAGTTCCCAGCAAGGCTTTAATATCCATAGAAATCTTTTCGTCCTCTTTTTGTGGTCGAGGAAAACCATCTACTCCAATATGTGACATTTATACCACACCACCGCCTTGTTGCTGCGCTTGCATCTGCGCCATAAGTTGTTGCATCTGTTGAATCTGTTCACGCTCGGCTTCGTCTCTAATTAAATTATCAGGAACGCCAAACTTCTTGGCTAAGTAAACCGCAGTTTCTTCTGAGTCGATAAGCAAGTTGACCATATCCGGCCCGAAGTTAGCACCGACAACCTCAAGAAATCTCGCAACAGTTGTGATGTCCTGATTAGATTGGGCTTGCGCCAAAGGAGATACACTCCGAATTTTTACTTCGCGACCGTTAACTGTTGGGAGATCAATGCGACCCTGCTTACGCAGGATATAAACTACACGCTGCAAAATGGGCTGAACCATCTCTGCTTGCAAGCGACCAAAAGCAGAACCAATACGGCGGCTCAAGTCAGCCATGCGTTCTGCAATCTCAGTAGCCGTAGCGGGTGTTCGATTCGGATCACCGAGCATATCATTATATAAAGCGCGCTTAATGTTTAACCGCATGTCGTTAAGAACAAGATTGGCAACATCAAAACTTCCGGCGGCAGCAATCGGCTGCAAACCGCCTGAACCCGGTGCTTTAGGGATAACAGTTCCCGGAACAAGATTGATCGTGTCAACATTGATAATCCCATCATCATCCATCTGGTAAATACCAGAGATTGCCATTTGTGCATTTTCTAATACAAGTTGAATCGTAAGGTTGGTTGTCTTAATTGCAGACAGCGCATTTACCAATGGGCCGCGACCATATATTTCGCCAGCAGCTTTAGACCAACGGAAACAAACAAACGGATTGCTTCCTACACCTTCAAAGATTTCTTCATAAATTAATTCGCCATGAGTTTTGTCAATAGCATAGTAACCGTAACGCTCTCGATTGGGTTTATCATAGAGGCGACATACAACCTCAAGAACTTTGCACTTTTCATCACCCTTGCGATTAATCATATCTTGCATCTTGGGGGAAAGCTTTGCCTTCGGATAAACGATTTTAATATCAGAGTGACGCACTTCACGCTCACGATACACATGGTCAATGCGATCATCGGGGCCATTCTCAAGAACAACCTTAGGAAGAGGGATAGCACTAAAGCGAATTGGGTTTACCGCATCACCTTCTTCAACAAGCAAACAACCAGTGCCAACGGCCAAGTCCATGAATGATTCATGCACCTCTTGGGCAAAGTTACTATTTGCAAGAACCTCAAAGATATACTCGGTAACTTCGTCAAGGCTATTGTTTACTTCGTCTTCTTCTTCTGCCGGAACTTCTGAGCCAGCAACTAGATCAGACCAGCGCGCAAAGTTTGGAACAAGACCAGACTGCAAACGAGATGCAAACTCTTGAACACCAACCACTGCGGTCTCGTCAAAAATGCGATCATCGCGACGTTGCCCCGGAGCATTAAAGTAAAAACCTTCGCGCTGCGGCAAAGCATAGTCATAACACTCTTGAAACAAATCCTCGAAAGGTGTGCGTTGAGTCCGCGCAGTTTCGTATTTCTTAATATAATGTTTTGCAGTCTCGTGCATTTACTTAACCTTTAAGATAGCCGCCAAAGAAACTTTCATTCTTCTTATCGTCGGCAAGCAAACTATAAGCCTTACTGCCCATTCCGCGTCTGCGAGTTAAAGAAGCGGCAGTTTGTTTAACTTTTCTGCGTCTGCGTCTGCGAATTTGTTCTAATACAGGTTGAACTTCTACATCGGCTTTTAGCTTTTGCGTAACTTTTTCTATTTCTTTTGGGCGTTCAACTTCTGTAATTTGTTTTTTAATTACGTCTCTGTGTTGAGACTTCCCGCCCTGGATGGATGCAGCTTTTACATCGCCCTCAACATAGGTATCAATTAATTCCTTGCGAATAGCAGCAATGGTTCTGGGGTCTGAGCCGGCAGCTTTAGCTTCTTTTAGAACAGGCTGGTCAGCAACAAACTTAGTTATCTCAGACGTTCTAGCTTTATAAGCAGTTTCAAAAGCTTTTGTTTCGGCAGCCTTTTGAATTTCAGCAGAGCGTTTGTATGCCGGTTGGCTAACTGGCAGAATTGTTCGAGCAGTAGCAGCGGCAATGTCTGCGTCAACGCCCTTATTTAGGTTGAGGCTTTGGATGAGACTTTGTTGTTTAGCCTTACGCTGATCGGCAAGTTGCTTACGGCGTCTTTCTATTACATGACCGGGTAATCCCATTACTTCATCCTATTCCAAAAACTTTGCTTTGCTTGCTTGGGTTTCCGTGTAAATATATCAAAGTCCCGCTTCATAGTAAATGGTTTAGCATTTTTGTTATTTCCAAGAACTTCACGTCCTTCTCCACCACCAAGCATTAAATATTGTAAGGCATCGTGTATGTGGGAGAACCTATTCTTGTCTGGCTTGTCATCGTAACGCTCGCCAGATACTTGCATACGCCGATAACCATAGCCACCATCAAAGCCCTT